GTTCGCCAATCTTGTAATCTTCTAAGTTAAAGTATGGAGGACTTGAAAATGCAAACCCAATGCTTCCTTCTAATTCTGGTATAAATACTTCGCTTCCCTGTGTGTAGATATGCGTCTTAACATCCGAATTAGTAGCCTCATTATAATCAGATGCCATATTTCTCAGTCTTTCACACAGAATATAATTCGGATCTGTACCATAATATTCAATTCCATGCTTCATAGAGCTAAGCATTCTTACGCCCCATCCACAAGAAAAGTCATAATACTTGCCATTTACATTATATAAATCCAACAAGCTATCGATTGCCTTCATTGGGAAGTTAGACGGCTTGCTTGCAGTTTTAAATCCGCACAGTCTAAATGCCGTTTCAATGTTTTTACACAGACTGTTGTGCTCTGGAAAAACCTTTTTATTTTTTGCAGCTTTACCAGCGAAAAATTCAATTAGCGGCTTGTGATTTAAAGCTTCCTCGATAGTCCAGTTATTGTAATGAACCTTAACCTTTGCCATCAAATCTTTGACATAATAATTCGTAATATGATTTACCTTAGTACCACCATTAGCAATTGTAACAAACTGCTTTTTTACCAAGTCAAAATCTGGCTTTGTGTAATACTCTTCTACAACCTGCTTGTACTGTTCGTCTGTTAGGTCTTTGTGAATTGTAGTGTTGTATGTTTTACCTAGATAATTAATTGCATACGGAGATTGCTTACTCAATATTATCACCATTTCTATACGATATCGTTTAGCCACGAAAGGTCTATTTCATCTGAATTATTTTTTAATGAGCTGACGCTGAAATTGTCTTCCTTATTTCCTCCAACGTCGCAGAATAAATCAGTTCCGTTATACTTCATTTCAATACGTTCTAAATACTTTTTATAAGGCTTATGCAAATTTGCACTATATCCGCAAAGAGTGGAGAAATAGTAACTTTGCTTTTCGACATCTTCTTCGCTCTCCCAGAAGCACATTTCGCTGCCAGTGTCTTCGTAATCTTTCTCTCTTAAGCATATATCCTTAATAGTATTCTTGATACATTCAGTCCACTTATCAATAAGGTCTTGTGTCAAATCAACATATACATAACAATCAGAAACAACGTACTTTTCTTGCACTTCTTTTGGCAATACTTCAATACTGTTTGTATCAATCAGCATTTTTAAATACGCATCCATTTCATCTGCATAACCAAATTCTTTTAGCCATACCTTAGCATTGCTTTGAAGGCTTTCTCCTAGCTTGCAACGCTCAATTTCTCTAGTTTTGAACTTGCCATTCTTCTGCTGCTGTTGAACAGATACGTATTTTAGGAAGTTCCAGCAAATTTTAATTTTGTCAATTGGAATACCCATTTGAGAAAGACCAATTGCATATACAACCAACTGACCGCATTTCTCTTCGGCTGTTTTGCCAGAATATTTAGTGCTCGTCTTCCAGTCTACGATATGGTAATACCCATTGTCATCTTTGTAAATTGCGTCAACATACCCCTGAAGAACAAAACTGCCAATTTTAGTTGCAATGAATTTTTCAAGTGCCACTTTTGAATTTATGGTCGTATGATTTCTAAAGAAATGCTCAAGATTGTCCTTGTATTTATTCTTGATACTTTCATTCTTAGTATTATCATTGCGATCAAATTTCAAATCAGCTACATCAATTGCAGTAATCCAACCATCATCAAACTCTTGAACCATATCTTCATACTTAATTTCATCACCGTAATATCTTTCGATAATTGAATGTGCAATTCCACCAAGAGGAGCGTATGCGCAATTGTCTACGTCTTCTTTTTTATGTAGAACATATTTAAGAAAATATTCATAAGGAGAAGTCATAAAACAATTGATTTTTGACCAGCTATAAAGCGTAGACACATTATACTTTTTCTTTACTTTGTTAAGCTCTTCTGTTGTCAATCTAGCCATTTATTCACTTCCTTCACATGCCTCTAAAATTTCAGTAATGGTACGAGGAGCATATCCGATATAACTCAACATGCAGCCAACATTATACATTCGACAAGGCTTATTGTCTTCAGATGCCTTTATCAAAGCTTTCTTGGTCTGCTCCATAACTTCCCATTCCCAAGAGTTATGAACATGACCATATAGATGAATCCAGCCATAATAGTGATTATTAAAGCATGGGATTGGATAATGGCAAAGAACAATTCCCATTCCGCTATCTGTGGTTAGCTCCTTATAGTCGGCAATTTCTACGAACAGACTTCTAAGCTTTTGGTTCTTTAAAAGCTTCTTGTCGTGATTACCCACAATCAAATGCTTGTTACCATTAAGCTGCTTGAAAATCTCAATTGTCTTTGTAGAATTATGCCAACTAATATCTCCAAGAATATACACATCATCATCAATGCCAACAACGTTGTTCCAATTGTCAATGATAACTTGGTCGTGTGTTTCAATATCGGGAAAAGGTCGGTTGTCAAATGACATAATGTTCTGATGTCCAAAATGCAAATCTGCAATATAAAAATTCATACACTTCCTATCTGCCAATATTATTCTAGTTCATTTTGAAAATCTTCAAAGCTACACCCTTCAACAATGAAGTGTTCGCTCCAACTTCCAACGTCAATAATCAATCGACCATCATTTTCCCATACGCGACTGTAATAGCTCTTGAAGTTGTGTTCTTCGAGAAATTTATTTATTTCTTCCCAAGCTTCTTTTAAACTGCCAACCTCGGCAATAACCCTTTCTTCGCCTTGAGAATTTTGGAACAACAATTTCATTTTTATCTCCTAATCCCTCTTTAATTTCTTCATATATTTCATGTGCTTATCTTCATCATATTTAGTTCGATTTGCAAGCATAGTTCTGAAATCTTCGTTTCTGGCATCTGCTGGGCTGTCTTTCTCTCCAAGCATATTTTCTTCATCAATAATATAACTCACATTTCGTATATGATAGAATTTTTCACAAATACTCCATACTTCTTCAATTGGCACATCATTATCTAGTGCTATGACAATTTCAACGTTAAGACCGATAAGTATTCTCGTCTGCTCGTCTGATAGCGTATGACCAGATAATGCAACTCCATTTGAATAATCATATATGTTTTTTTCTGGATTAATTTGTCTTAGGCTATGACGCTTCAATACGCTTTTTTCGCTCTCATAAACTACCACATACCCAGATTCCTGAATGTCATCATGATTTTCAAACAGCCCAAAAAGATTAAGAGATTTTTGATATGAAGGTGTAATAAAATACTTCTTTATGCCAAGCTCTTCATAGTTTTCTATTGTCGTTCTAGCATTAATACCAAGTAGTTCTCCTGTTAACCAGTGTCTCAATGGTACTATCATTCTTTTTCTTTTATAAGAATAAGCCAGTCCAAATTTCTTTGCAGTCCAAGGCATAATGCCTTCTCTTAACCAATTAATATGTAAGATTGGAATGTACTCATCCAATATACCTTCGTTAATTGTTCTGATTTCAGCAACATCTACGCGCTTCTTAGCATTTTTTGCCCTTTTAAATATTGCCAAAGGATCGAATTTGACTTCTTCCTTTTTTTTATTTGCTTTGCTAGGACTATATTCTAGGCCAAGCAAATTATATAGATACTTGACGGCATCAATAAAAGAACACTGCTTATTATATTGAGTTAACGTTATGATATCTGAACATTCTCCAAAATCTTCTGTTCTTGTCCAGTTCGTAACATTAAGATATTCATTGTTCTTAACATTAATTGCGCCAATATTATCTCCGTTGTAGTTACCACAAGAATAGAACTCTTTGTTGGCATTATATTTGATATGATGACAACCAATGCTCTCCAAAATAAACTCTATTTTATTATTTTCAAATATATGTTTTTTCAAAGTCTTGATTGTCATTATATCTCACCTCCTGTTAAGCCAATATATTAGCATAACTTTACTGCATTTATCGTTAGAAATCTTGAGGAATCACACAATATCCAATATCCTCGCAAATATTCGTACTTAAATCACATTTTGATACAATCTGGTAAGCATCTGTCACTCCAAAGCGGTTCTTCGTAATAAATGTCAGCATTGGGTTTTCCTTTTTTTCCATTTTAAAAGGTAGCTTAACTGGGTCTCCTTTGAGAGTGTCCCAAGTGTAACATTCGATGCTTTCATATTCACTATCATAAGGTCTGCGCATCATTAGATTTACAGACATAACATCTACAATTGACTTTGCCTGACCGATTTCATTATTTGTGAGATGGCGCATCTTCAAACTTCCCTTGCCAAGCTGATATGTAACAAACAAACCAACATTCTTAGCAGACGGCTTAACAACGTCATAAAGAGCGACCATATCTCTCATCATAGACTTGTAGATTTCGTCACTATTTGCATCAAAGCTTTCTTTGAGAGTGTCCAAAATAAAGATTCTACACCCTAATGAAGCATATTTCTTAATTACCTTGATTGCTATATTGACAGAGTATCTTTCAAGTGGAATTACAGTTAGAATTTGCTCTTCTTTTTTCTCTTCAATCCAGTCGGCGCTTTTCTTCAACAGCTCAATAACATCTGGTGTAAAATTACCATCTCGAAGAGTACGCTTATGCAACTTTTCTTTATGCGAATCTTTATTAATGACATTATTTGCAACCCATATCAAAAGCTCTTTGCGCATTTTACGCTCGTCTTCTTCGTTGATAATCATGACAACCTTTTGACCGCTATCTATAGCAGATGGGATGATGTAATTGAATGCCATTGTTGACTTGCCAACACCAGAACCAGCTCCCAATCCGTAAATATTGCCATTTAAATTAAACCCTCCAACTTCACCACTAAGGAGAGGAGCATTATAAAATGGCATACCCACTTCGCTTTCATTGTTTAGCTCCTCAATAAATTTGTGCATGTCATCAAACACATTATAACTCTTAATTTCAGAAGATGAGTTTGCAAATATATGATTTAAGTATGCTTCATGCTCATTATAGATTTCCTCTTCGGTCATATCCGCATAATCAGAAAGCCTGTCCTTAACTGGGAATCCCAATTTAACAAGTTCAAGTACGGCACTCCATTTTTTCAGCTCAGAGATATAGCCATCTAAGTTTTCGGTTTTAACATATCCCATTGCTGCTGATATAGTGTCGTATCCTCCATATTCAAGATACTTGTCTCTTAATTTGTCATGTTGTTCCAAAAACAATCCAACTGTGATTTCGTCTAATGCCTTTTTCTTTTCTGTTAAAACAATGCCACTAGCAATTTCCCAATATACTTTCCATACATTATTTGAAAAACTTTTATTTTCAAGGCTGATATCGTAAATTAATTCTGGTTCTTTATATAAAATGGCAACAATATTGGCTTCTGCTCCAAGCTTGTATTCCAAAATCTTTTGCGCAACATCTATCTGCTCTTTTTCAAATGCCGTAAGTTTTGTTTTATTCTTTTCTGCCATATAACCAATTGTCCTCTACCATAAATGCTTTAATCTGTCATTTGTCTTAATTTCTTTTGGTCTAAATGTCGCCGAGTAATTAGCAACATCTGAAATGTCATAGCTTTCAGCTTCTTTTCTAGACTTTTCCATCTTTTCCATCTTCATATAAACATTGTTCAGGTTATCTTCTACAATTCGCAATATGTAATTGAATTTGTGATTTTCATCATTAAACGACATGCTCATCAATTTCTTTTGAATTTCTGGTTTGCAAAATTTAAATGTATTGAATATCACATCATAAGAATAGTTGCCATAACCTTCAATGCTGTTATTTGCAATGTGTTTGCCGTTTTCCAAACCTCTTACTTTGAGAACTTGATTTTTGCTGAGTGTTACACCTTCTTTGTATCCAAGAATATCACGTTCGATATATGCATAAAGAGGTTTCCAACTTTTACTTTCGCAACCACACGAGTCCTTATTCCCGCTTCTTAAATAACTGCCTCTAACAACCAATTCATTTCCGCAATCACATTTACATAGCCATTGCCTTTCTTTTTTGCCCTTTGGAGAAATATGGTCTTCTGCAATTTCTACTACAACGAGCTTACCAAATCTCTCGCCAGTCAAATCTTTATACCTTCTTGCCACAGTTATTTCTCCTTTTATTTACACCATAACTACCTACAACATTTTTAATTGTAGGTAGTTATGGATTTTATTAAATGCTTTTATTGTTAAATTAATTATTATGCAATAAGAGCGAGAATTGCCTTGGCATCTTCAATAGAGTCGATTTCCTTTGGATTAGCATATCCACGTTCCTTACAAGCCTCAATAATAGGCTTGATAACATTCATATCGCTCTTATTTGCTGAGATAAAGTCTACAATGTCTGCGACAATATCATTAACTTCCTTCTTAATCTTTGCTTCTTCTTCCTGCTTTGCAATTCGCTTCTTCTCTGCATCAGCAGCCTTCTTCTGCTCCTTCTTTGCATCTGCAACAGAAATGCCAGACTTCTTCTGCTCAGCCATAATTGCATCAACGAGAGCATTAATGAATTCGTCTGCGTTCATATCAATTTCAGGAACAATGTCTGCGAAGCGAGAACCAGAGTC